ATAATATTCCGAATTTCTTTACGGACAATTATGACCACCCAATTTATGAGTGTGGTGTACAGTTAATAGATATGGTATATTTGCAAAGATGTTTATAACTTCCTGTTTGTAAATCTCAATAGAATAGCAATTTATTAGCATCGGTCGGAGAAATCTGATCGGTGCTTTCTTTATGCTCGGCAGAAATGCCGGGCAATTTTTATGCCCATTTTGCAGGGAGGAGGTGCGTTATGGCGGGAAGTAGAATTAAGGGTATCACGGTCGAGATCGGTGGCGATACTACCAAGCTTCAGAGTGCCTTAAAGGGTGTCAATTCAGAAATCAAGAATACGCAGAGTCAGCTCAAGGATGTCGAGAAGCTCCTGAAACTGGATCCAGGCAATACTGAGCTACTTGCCCAGAAGCAGAACTGTCCTCTCTTTATCATCGACAAGATAATACACAATAAAGTTGTCTACCGGAAGCTGATGCATTTTCATCGAATGCCAAGGCTCCCATTCAACTAACGTATAACGAGCTGGCATAAAATCCAATGAACGAACTTCCTTTCGTATGCGCCCCAGCTGAGCTGCGGCTGTCTCCGGAACAAGAAGTTCATTCGCAATATACGAATAGATTTTACGTAAATCACCAAGTGCATCTACAGAATAGCCGACATTATAGCTATCCGTCATATGCCAAACTCCTTTGCAAGTACCGCGTCGACTTCATCTGCAGAATATACCTTTCCTTCTTTGATGGAATCAACACCCTTCTGGAGTTCTGCATCAAGTTCTTCTCTGGTCATTGCACCAACAGCTAATGGCTTAGAAGAAGGAAGTTTCAATTCAAACGGCATACCTTTTTTCAGTACGATCTGGCTATAAAGCATCTGAATTGCACTGGATGGAGAAATGCCAAGCTGAGAAAGAATACTCTCAGCATTCTCCTTGAGATTCGTATCTATTCTTGCATAAACAGCGGATGTATTTGCCATAGTATCGCCTCCTCCATTCTTAAAAAATAGATTATTCTGATTCTGGCAGGTCAAAATCATCATCTGTACACTTACGGATGATTCTCTTTGTTTTCTCGATAGGCAGTGGCACATTTTCTTCACTGAAGTATTCGATGTTCACTACCTCTACAACAGCCTCATGATTATCCTTTCCAGCCGGAACGAGAACAAAATCACCAATCTCGATGCTGTCATCGTCCGTCAGATAATAATAACTCTTGTATCCATCATCAAAGGTGACACTACAGAAAATGTATTCTGATTGACGGCGTTTTACCTTGCCGTAAACCGATGGATCGAGAACCTCTCCCAATCCATAAAATCTTATAAACTCAAATACCGTCTCTGCAAAATCCGCAAAGTCCTCCGGAAGACCATTTTTATCATAGCTGCCTTCGATAACACGCTGTGGACTCTTTTTGTAATCAATGGTAATTTTATAATCCTTGGTTTCGTTTGGAGTATCTATCACATCGTCGGGATTCCCTTCAATGTGTGAAAACAAATCCTCTGCATTGAAATTTTCAAGCAGACTTTCAATTCCTCCTTCAATTTCATACTTACGGGAAACCTTACAGCCAGACCCTATATTTTGGATGTGTTCAAGGGTTTCTGTTTCTCTGTCAATAATTAGATGCTCTGTATAATCCCATGTAACAAATTCCCAGGTTGCACCTTCCGGCACTTCCTTCGGTTTTATTTTTGTGACTCTGTGATAGTCCAATGCGATTCTGTTTATCACATCTGGTTTGCAATTTCCATCAAAGACATACAAATCATCCATACCAACAGTATCACGTACAAGGTCAGATAAGTCGATGCCCTCATAGTCAAAATCAGCACAAAGCGAACCACGGAATTTATACACTGTGCCCTCGGTATTTGTTAGTTCCATCTTCCAATTGCCAATATCTGTAGCAAAAATTTCATCGTATCCGTTGCCAAAATAAGCTGCAATTGCACAGAGTAATCTGTCAGTAGCAGCTTTTTGAATTTTAAAAATCTTACTTCGTGCTTTTTCGTATCTTTCTCCACTGTGACCAAAGTTATATCCAGAAAACCAAACGCGACCTTCATCATTGATGGTAAGGTGTTGTTCCACTTCGTCATCAGGATCCGGCATGGGACCATAACAGATATTATTTGATACAATACGAATCTTTTTAAGTGTGCCTTGGAAAATAAATGGATTCTCCCCGGAAAGCAGTGCCAATCGGCTTAATGCCAGAATAAACCACGCTCGGTTTTGGGGTTCCAATATTTCTGCTGCGTCATATGCCCAATGGTTGAAATATCTCCATTGAGAATAAATTGCAGACCCAAGCAGGAGGATGTCTGTGACATCATAAATGATTCTATTCAGAGCCTCATGGTTGTTTGCTGCCTGTCCATATTTCTCAGAAAAAGCGTGGCCACAGTCCATCTCAAAACCAAGAGCAGCACAATCATCAGCCATATAGTGGTCAACCAAATCTATGTAATTAATGTTCTGATCACGAAATTTATCGCACCATTTGACAGCAAAATCATGTATCTGTTTCATGTCTGGCACTGTGGTACACCTCCAATCCTTAATTATCGTTGTATCCGTTTCTAATGGTATCCAAGCATTTTTTCCAGTATTGCTCACGTTCCAGTATTTTTATCGGATCATACGATAAGCCAAAATACTCAAGCAATGTATATGTAAAATGCTTTTCAAAATACTCGGAACCCTTTTGTTCATACAAAGCAATCAATTTCTTGTTTCCACCATGTTTGGAATCAAGGTAGTTACCCCATCTTTGAGCAACACCTTCTTCACCTGTGGCAGAACCTATATATAGTTTTCCAGTGTGAGTGTCTGTCAGGCAGTAAACCCCCGTTATTTTCTTCAATGCTTCATAATATGTAGGCAGTATTCTTCCGTTGAAAATATCCGCCAAACGATGATAATCCAACACATTTACCGTTACCCACTCATCAGCGGGAACATCCACAATCTCTGCTGCGGAAATCAGCAACCATTCATCGTCAGTCATTCTTGCAAAGCTGAATACCCACTGTCCGGGATAAAAATTACGCTGTTTTCCATACCAACCCCAATAGGAACAGTCAGTACAAGTCCCAGACTTTTTTCATCCCCACTGTGCTTAAGCCATCTATCAAGGAACGGCTGTCCGCCACTACCGGCTTGCATATTAAATTCGATTTTACTGTTTTCAATTTCTTCCTTAGTGAGATTTAAAACATTATTCAATGGCAAATCCATAATCTCACCCCTTTCAACTGTGGTTCTATCTTATACTCCAAAGAATGCTATCAATCTTCTTTATTTTTGATATTCCTTTGTAATCAGGCAACACTTGGTCAAACTCACTAATACATTCTTTTCCTTTTTCTGTTTCCAAAAAATCGGCATACCACTTTTCTATATCAGCATAAAGCATAATTGCATTCTTCAATTTTTCTTCCTTCATTGTTCCAGTTAATTGCATATTCAGATTCTGAACAACGTAGCGATCCCATATCGGCTTTTCAGGAATTATTGTTGCAAGCATTTTACTCGAAAAAGACGGCTCGATATTTCCGGTACATTCATAAAGATATGTAATAATATTTTTGAAGGTTGGCTTACCATTCTTAACACTTTCAAAATACTCATAATAAGATTTTCTCCAACTCTCATTTCGCCTTACTACATAAAACCCATTGAAAGTTCGTTGAAAATCAGTATCAATAGCAACATTTGTGATACTGACTTGTTCCATTATATATCGGTATTTATCAAGTCCCATACTTGATGCCAAGCGTTCCTGAAATACTTTCCTAACATCAAAACTCATATCCATAACCTTTACCCCATCAGGAATCAAACTAATCTTCTCTCTTTACATAGGTCAGTTCAATATCGTATCCCAAAGCCTCAAGCATCTGCACGAAGGTCTTATTCACAACACTATCCTGCTTTTTGATGATGCGGTTGACATACTGACCTGTCGTTCCGATGGTTTCCGCAAGCTGTGCTTGGGTGGTTCCGTTCTCTATACATTTGACTTTTACATCTACTTCAATATTGTTCTTTATCATATATTTGCTGCTCCTGCTCGTAATTCTTGTTAGTTCTAACACAAATCGGATAACTTATTATACTACATAACCCAACAAATTACAATATTAGCAGATGAATCAACAATGAATTTTTTGTAACAAAAAACACCCCGCCGAAGCGAGGTGCCAATAATCTGAACTGTATTTACCTGTGGATATCCACATTTATGCCGGATTTGAATTCCACGATAACTTTCTCATCGTAGACCGTGATTTTCTCAATCAGCCTGCGAACCAACTGCTCATCGTATTCTGTGATGTCCTGCGTCTGCTCTGCGAGAAACTGCTGCATTTCACTGATTCGCTGTTTCATACCTTCACGCGTTGCTCCCTCCACTTGGGCATTCTGTTTTGCCTCACGAAGCATATAAATCTCATCTACAATGCTGTCGTAGTTTCCTTTGGCATTTGCTACATTCAGCAGTTCTCTCTGCAATTCTTCCAGCCTTGCGTCAATCTCGTCAAGGGAAATACCATCTGTTCCCGTAAGCACCGCCTCTACATTTCTCTGCAGAACATCGTACATAGTATCCTTTTGACCAAGTGCCATGTTAATGGCTCGAACCACAAGGTTTTGTAATTCTGATTCATGGATAGCGTCGGCATTGCAGGCTCCAGGACCATGTTCCACCCTGGTGCAGCAGCGCCACACGATAGAGTGCTTTCCTCGGTTATTCCATACAACCCTGCGGTAGATGTCCCCGCATTTGGAACAGTACACAATGCTGGACAATGCGTACTTGCTGCTATAAACACGTTTCTTTCTGTTCTGACCGCTGTGGAGATTGGCTCGTCTCACCATCTCTTCCTGTACCTGCATATAAAGTTCACGGGGAATAATGGCTTCGTGGCTGTTTTCCACATAATACTGTGACACCAAGCCATTATTTGGAACACGCTTCTTTTCCAAGAAATCCACCGTGTAGGTCTTCTGAAGAAGGGCATCTCCGATGTATTTTTCGTTTTTGAGGATTTTCTGCAGGGTTTCCGCTCGCCATTTCTTTTTCCCGGCACCCGTCAGAATACCATCCGCTTCTAAACCTCTGCCTATACCCATTTTTCATCAGATAATTTAACTGTATCTATTATTTCCCAAATCTTTATATAACAGGAGCCTCCAAGTTGTTTAAACTCAAAGGCTCTCTTTTTCTTACATAACTTTATGCAAGTGCGGGTTCTTTTCCTGCAATAATCGTTTTCACTTCTTCTACGTTTTTATCTGTAGCCATAGCAATCTGCTCTACAGTAAAACCATTGTTATGCATATTAAGAATAATTTTTTCTTCTTTTCTTGCTTCTCCAATCGCAATACCCTTTTCTTCAATTCCCTGACTCAAGTTACACATAACGCTCACATCCTTCCTGAAGTTCTCCTCAATAGGAATATCGTATTCATTTCCAATTATGTTTAGTTTTTCATCTATTGTAAGTTCCTGTGACAGCAACGCACCTAACAGACGGTGCAGTTCATATGTCTCATCATGTTCCGGCAGATTCTTTGCCAGTCCAAGCATGATGATATTCAGCAGATCAAGATTTCCCTTCCATTCATAGGAACCGATCAAATCATCTTTTGTGAGATGCACATGGCTCATGCTACTCTCTTCCATGTTCATGCATACCCAGATCGAATATACACGCTTAATGTCATCGTAGCTGGAGTTCTCAAAATCACGTTCTTTTTGTGATGAGATCAGTCTGCTCACATAAAAGATTGCCCGGTTTAAGATTTCGTATCCCGTTGGCTCGTCTTTCTGTGCTTCTACATTTATGATAATCTGTGACAATCCGTCTCTCATACGCACATAGAAAACGATATCAAATCTTACCAGTCCTTCATTGATCTCTTCATTTTCTGTGTTGAAACCGACCAATCGCTCACCATTTTTTTCGCTGGCTGCATTTGTAAGTCCAGGCTCTACCGGTACCGTACTGATATGTGGTGTCCCCTCGATGCAGTCGACCACATCCTTGGGATTCATGCCCTTAAACTCATCAACTGTTTTTACCAGTATATGGGCCAGTATGCTCTTCTGTCCTAACAGACGCTTTGCACTCGTATCATACTGTGCTTTTGAGTCTGTTGCTTTCACTGCATTTTTCAATTCTGTATTCACTGGCCTTCCTCCTTTTTGTAACAGATATAGTCATCCCCAAAAAGGCATCTGACCACATCTATATTATAACTTACCCATTTCTTTTATACAATCAATTTTTACATTTGGAAGATGAACAAAAGAAACACTCCAAACCTGTCATAGACTTGGAGTCTTGATTCCATCCATTTTTCACATTGTCTGCACCGGTGCATGTTGTTCCTGCTCCTCATGCTCCAAAGTATCCTGCTCTGGCGCATGCTCTATATTTTTTGCTGCTTCCTGCCCTTTTGCCATATACCGGATTTTAATGCTGCTGTAATCAACCCCTGCCGGTTCCAGCACTTTTTTCTGTAACATATTTAACATCGCTTCTGTGTCAAATTTTCCCTCAAAATAAAGTTCCTCATCCACCTTTATCGGTACATCCATTTCTTCTGGTGAACTGCCAAGGATCGTCCTCCAGCATCCGGCTACTTTTCCACACATTTCCATAAATCTTTCATGGATATCCGGCTGTTCATTACAGGTCTGCAAAATCTTTTGTGCCACCTTTCTCCATGTAGGTGTCTCTATCCATTCTCCCGGTGCGAACTGGACTGCCAGCGGTCTTTTCCCTTTCAGTTCTGCCGGGGACACTGTAATAAGACTGCTTTCCCGGATCGTATCTTTCATGTCTGTCCGCAGCTCCCCACTCCGGTACATCTGGAGCAGTGCATCACATTTCGTGTTCACAAGCTGTAACATTTCCTCCCTCAGTTCTTCTATCAGTTGCTCATAATTCATACGCTTTTTCCTCCTGTCGCAAACTTCATGTGCTTTTTGCTTTTTCTATATCCACTTTCTTTTGCTCATTTTCCGTTATATGTTTTCTATTCCTATTGTTCTGCACTTATTTTTTATTTTTATGCCAACAATAAAACGCCCGGAGCATCGGGCATTTTATTCTTACCATAAACTGGCAGGAACAACGTTTCCTATTTACTTGCTGCCATTCCTGCCGCAGCCTTACTCATATCGAATCTCCTGTTCCATGACAATACCTGACTGGAACTGTATCAGCACCTTGGCAGGTATCATGCTGATCTTTTTTGCTGTTTTTGCCATCTGCTCTCCCTCCTAATCCTTGTACCCGACTGTGACACGGCTCCCATTGATAAACTCCACTTGTATTACAGTCAACCTTCTCTGATCTGGAAGACTTCTATGATACGATTGTGCTCCCACCACCGGCTCGTAAGCCTAAGGGAAAGCCGACGGTCGAGAATCATGTGCGTTACCTTGAAACACATCTTATAGAAAAGTTAAAAGAAAAGATTTACACATCCTTTGAGGATTTGAATGCTGATATCAAAAAGATAGTAGCCGTCCTCAATGCGAGACCTTTTCAGAATCAAGCTTTTTCCAGACAAGAAATGTTTATCAAGTATGACAAACCATGTATGAAACCACTGCCAGGCGGAGAATACACAACTTGTGATTACAAAGCAGTACTGAAGGTGCCTAATAATTATCACATCGATTATGACGGCCACTACTACTCTGTATTGTATACTTACTGCGGAAAACCAGCAATCCTTAAGGCCACACCGTCTGAGATTCGTATCTGTGATCAGTACAACCGTCTGATCTGCACTCATAGAAGATCTTATAAGGATTTTCCGTTGTACATAACTACGGATGAGCATATGCCTCCGGAACACCTTTATTATCAGGAAATCAATTCGAAAGATGGAAACTATTACAGGCGCTTGGCGTCTGTGTTCGGTCCTTCCATGTCGGAATTGATTGATCGAATCCTAAAATCTTCTAAGCACGAAGAGCAAGCATTCAATGCATGTGCCGGGATACTACATCGAGTAAAAGCAATCCCTAAAGGCATTGCAGAAGAAGCCGCTCGTAAATGCATTGAAATGAACTCCTGTCGCTACTCGACGTACAGGCAGGTGCTTAAAAAGATGGAGTGCGATGAGCATCCAGAATCATCACCGGAATCACTTCCATCTCATGAAAACATCAGAGGAAAGGATTACTACAAGTAAAGGTGAATGATTATGGCATACAGACAGAAAGAATACAATTATAACGACAAACTTACAAAGGATCAAAATCTTCTTATGGACAAACTCTATAAGATGCGTATGTCCGGCATGGCAGAAGCTTTTGAAAACCAACTTATGAATCCGAATTCGGGATTAGAGAGCTTTGAAACAAGGTTCTCTGAAATCATCAACCATGAGTGGTCAGGGAGAGAAAACAAGAAGTTCAATCGGCTCTTAAAACAAGCAACACTAAAATATCCGGCAGCTGACCTTGATAGTTCTCTTTATGATCCAGAGAGGCAGTTAAATACACATGTCATTGAATTACTGGCCAAAGGTGATTGGATCGATGAACCGAACAATCTTTTGATTACAGGTGGAGCAGGAGCTGGCAAAACGCATGTTGCATGTGCACTTTGCGTCACAGCACTACATCAAATGAGGACTGTTAAATATATCCGTGCGAATTATCTGCTTCAAGAATCCGCCCATGCGCATAGTGAAGATAATTACTATGAGTATTCAAACAAGATGGCCGGTTATGATCTTCTTGTTATAGACGATTTGGGATTGATGGACTTAAATCTTGACAAGTGCCGTGATCTCTTTGAAATCATCGAAGCTAGAGATTGCCGAAAATCAACAGTCATCATCTCGCAGATGCC